TCTTTCCCACGGGTTTTACATACCGATTGAAAATGAGACTCGGCGCAGCAGGTAGATACTTCGTATGGACCAACAGGTCGGTGGTTCGACCCCACCCATGATGACGAAAGTCAGCGTGTAGCTCAGTTGGTAGAGCAGTTGGATTGTAAGCCTACTTGCGATCAATTCCAGTTTCATCAATTTAGGGCCCGAGCGAAGTGGATGGTTACTTCAATTACCACAAAGAAACCTTTCGCGAACAATTCTCGGGCCCTTTTCATTTCCCCCTACAACGGAGGCGGCATGGCATCGATCAATCGAGTCAAACCAAAAGGTGACCGGATCACCACCCATGAGGGCGCACCTGCCACCACGGGAACCCCGTATCAGGAACTCAAACGCGCCGTCATGGCGACTATGCTGTTCGAACCCACGTACTATGAAAAATCCAGTGACCGTGCCCAGCGTATCATCGAGTTGTGTAAGATTGTGGAACCGGCAAAGTTGCGGGACATTGCGATCGAAGGTAGGACTGAGATGTACGTGCGACATGCACCCCTACTGGTCGCCGCCTGTCTTGCTGCGTTCCACCCCAAGTCTACGTTGATCCGGTCTACAGTGTGTGACACCATACAACGCGCCGATGAACTGTCGGAGATCGCCCTACTGTATAACTTCGTCATTGGCGGATCGGTGAAGTTGAAACTCTCGCGGCAGATGAAACTCGGTATCTCTGATGCGTTTCACAAGTTCGATGCCTACCAGTTGGGTAAGTATAATCGTAAGAGCACCGCCAAGGTGACGCTGAAAGACATCATGTGCCTTACGCATCCGAAACCGATCACGGGTGACGAGCGTGAAACTTACCGGGGGTTGAAAACTGGCACCCTCAGTCCACCGGATACCTGGGAAGTGGCCTTGTCTTCTGGTGCCGATAAGCGCGAAACGTTCACCCGTCTGTTGATCGAGGGTAAGCTGGGCTACATGGCACTGCTGCGTAACCTGCGTAACATGGAACAGGCCGAGGTGGATACCAGTCTGGTGGTGTCTGCACTGACTGACAGTATCGCTGCCAGCATATCCAAAGTGTTGCCGTTTCGTTTCATTCCGGCATTTCTGAATGTGAAAAACGTCGAGATACGCAAAGCTCTGCTGACCGTGTTTCAATCGGCGTTGGCCAATACCACGAGTCTCGATGGCATGACGTATATCATGGTCGACGTGAGCGCATCGATGTCGCCGCCACATGATTACTACAGTAGGGGCAATGAGCCATTCGAGGGGCGTGAAGCTTACAATGGCCGAGGTGTATCCGCTAAACCGTATGACCGGGCAATCGCACTGGCTGAGGCCATTCGTGCCAGTTGCACCGGCGGTGTCCGATTGTTTGCCTTCTCGGCTCAATTTGGAGAGGTGGCTATCTCACCGGATTCCAACTTCATGTCAGTATGGGAAACCACGGCGAAGACAGTTCCCAACGGTGCTACATACCTGATGCCAGGTGTCGATGCGTTGAACCGGGTAATGGTAAACGCGGGCACCTACCGGTTGACGGCCAGCACTACCCGGATGATCGTGCTCACAGATGAGCAGGCTAGTGACGTAGGTCAGATGTCGCCACCGATGGCTGACTACGGGTATGTCATCAACGTCAACGGTTACCAGCCTACGGTGGCCAATGAGGCTACCGGCTGGCACAGTATCACCGGATGGTCCGATAAGATCGTGGACTACATCATGAAGTTTGAGTCCGAGTGACCAGTTTACCAATGAGGTACCCGAGCCATGTTATCAACTATTTTGACCCTCGCCACGTTTGTGAAGAAAGCCGTAGCCGGTAAGAAAACCATCGCCACGTCAGTCGGTCTACTTGGCCTCAGTGGAGCGGTAGCAACTGATACCGTCAAGATCGACGACCCTTACGCACAGGCCGCCGGTATAATTCTCGTTGCCCTTTCGTTCATCTTCGCCCGTCTCGGGGCAAAGAAGGAAGGCCGTGACCTGTGGGACGCGATCGCTGAAGGTATCCGGCCAAGATAGCGTTAACCAGTTCAATGATTGCCAGTAGCTTCGGCATAGGGTATGTCGGGGGTAACCCGAGGGTTCGATTCTTGCACCGGCACACTCAGTTTACACCCGGTAACCAGTAGGAGTTCACCTTGCCCGCACCGAGAATGAAACAATGCCGTGAATCCGGTATCGGATGCGGTGAACTGAAACCTGTGTCAGAGTTCAGCCTGGATACCAACACACTGGATGGCTACTCGGCTTACTGTAAATCGTGCCTGAATGCCTACCGACGAAGTAGATACACACCCAGTCTGGATACACGGAAGCAGGAGCATAACCGGGTCTTGGCGTTTATCCGCTGTAGTAAGTGTGGTGAGATCAAAGTCAGGGGCGACTTCTACTCTGACCGCAGGGGAAAGTTCGGTGTGCGCGGGGTGTGTAAAGAGTGTCACCGGGATCTGCGACGTAAGCATGATCAGCAGAAACGCCGTCGTAACATGGAACGCCAACAAGCCAAGGGGTAGGGGCATGTCAGTTACCAGTAGTCGTCGGACCATGGTCATTATGAAAACCACGGATGCCGTAGAACTTTTCGGTCGTCGGTTTACCGAGGCTGACCACTCCCTTGTCAGTGAAAACAACGGGTCAGTCCAGTTGAAACTGAAACGTGGCAACCTCGATAAGCTGATTCGCAGTAAGGTCACCTATGCCATCGTGGACTGAAGTGGGAAACGCGGAACGTCTGATCGACCGATTTGGCGACAAGATCCGCTTCTGCAGAGATCAACGCACCTGGTACTGCTGGGACGGTCTACACTGGGTCGAAGACATCGGCGGATCCAATGATCGTCCTGGGCCCATGATGACTCAGCATGCGATCGAAACCTCCCTCGCCATCATCGATGAGAAGGTTTCCGATGAGTTGGAAGAGGGTTTGATGAAGTGGCAGAAAGCCTCACTGAATACCGGCAAGATCGACGCGATGATACGGTTGGCACAGTCACAAGGCAACGTAGGCATACCGTTGGCTGACCTGGATAGCCAGTTGGACCATGTCAACTGCCGTAACGGGTCCGTCAACCTGGAGACCGGTAAACTCGCACCGCACCTTCCGGCAAACCTGCATACCAAATGCCTTGACGTAGAGTTTAAGGCTGGGCAGGTATCGGACATCTGGTCTACGTTTCTCCGGCAAGTTTTTGACGACGACACCGAACTGATCGAGTTTGTCGAACAAGCCATCGGCTACAGCATGTCTGCCAGGACATCGGAACAGTGTCTGTTTTTTCTCTACGGGGCCGGGCAAAATGGTAAATCTGTCTTCATTCACACGCTCAAATCCATACTCTCGGGGCGTAATTCTAATGACGGCTATGCAGTTACCGCCGGTCCCACCGTCTTACTGTCTACCGGTGCCACATCAGAGCAGAAGTACGACCTGTCACGTCTCCGGGGTGCTCGCCTGCTGTCAGCTACGGAAAATAAAGAAGGCCGCGAGTGGAATGAAGAAACCGTGAAACGTATTACGGGTGAAGACTTCATTACCGCACGGGAAATGTATAAGCCCCAGTTCGAATTCCGACCCATCTGCAAGATATGGTTTTCCAGTAATCACCGACCGATTGTCCGTGGCATCGACCACGCCATCTGGCGACGCATCCGACTGATCCCGTTTAACCGAATCTTCTCCGGTAAGGCACGTGATCCAGAGTTGGGGCGTAAACTGATGGAAGACCGGGATGCAATCTTCTCACAGATGGTAGCCGGGGCACAGAGATGGTATCAGGACGGCTTGCATACCCCTTTGAGTATCCAAACAGCAGTTGACAGTTACCGGCACGACATGGACCCGCTGAGTGACTTTCTGGCCACACGGGTCAAGTTCGCCCCGAACGCCAAGGTAAAGATCGCCGATTTGTATAATCGGTACCTGGCTTACTGTAAGCGGGAAACGGAAATCCCGATCCCGAAGCGTGACATGATCAAAAGACTTATTGCAAATCCCTCCGTTACCAGATGCAACGTTGGAAGGGATAAGGGGCTGAGAGGAATCTTGCCAGTAGAGTTTGCAGATTCAAGTATGGAAGGGTAAGGGTATACAGGGGGTCTATAGTATATAAGTATATATTTATAGTATATTTATAGTAAAATAAGTAGTATATATATATAAAAAGGAGACCGAGGAGACCGAGGAGACCGAAGAGAAAAGTGATACTTTACTAACCGTCTACCACCAAAAGGGAGTTGATACCGATGAGACTGAGGAGACCGACAATCCAGAAAGTGTGGGTAGGTTTTCCCCTAGGGTTTTTATTTGACCCCAGTTTCGGTCTCCTCGGTCGCACTTTCTTCACAAACTGCTGTGAGGTCAGGCAGTTACAACGAAAAGCAAAAAGTAGTGTTCGGTCGCAAACGTTGTGAAAAGTGACGTTAAGGGGGGTGAAACCGTTGCGAAAGTGGTCGTTACCGTTCCGAAAGTGTATGTTACGTGTTGTGAATTTACACGCTATTTGATCAACGCACCTGACCAAGCCCTACCGAGTCTGACGAGACCGGGAAAATCGACCAGTTAGGTTGAAATTCCACAAATCCCCATCCACAGGGCGTGGATACCGGGGAGACCGAGGAGACCGAAGTTTCAAAAAGGAAACGAAAATGGGTATCAAGTTTGCCAATTCGAACTACGAAGACATGCCCGAAGGTGGAGTTCAGGTTTTTGACGACGTTGACGTAAAAGTGGTCGACGCATGGTTTGCACTCAGGGAAGGCTTCGACAAAAGTAAGCCAGCCGCGCCACACATGTTCTTGTCTCTTGTCCCGGTGGAAAACCAGGACGTAGACCCGTCGAATCAGTGGTTTTCTGCTGGTAATCCGGATTTCTGGAAACCGACAGACGGTCAGCAGGTTTTTGAGGCTGTGGACCAGCGTGGGACCGGGTTGGCTGCGGTCGGTTCCCAAGAGGCAATTTCCCGCACATCCAATGTGGGTAAACTGATCAAGTCTTTCGTTGATGCTGGTTACGGTGCTACGTCTGGTATCTGTGTGGACTGTACTGAACTGGTGGGGTTGGAATTCCACATCATCCAGAAGGCAACTGGTGACTCGTGGACCAACGCCAAGGGTGAATCCGTGAAATCCAAGGATACCTTGTGTGATAAGATCATCAACATGCCCGGTGACGCGAGTGAACCGGCGACACCTGCCAAGGCTGAGAAGCCGAAGCGTAGGCGAACAAAGAAAGCTGCACCGGTAGAGATCGATGCCAGTGCGGTAGAGAACCTTGCCGAGGGTGCGATCACTGAAGCGTTGAAGGCAGCCGGTGAAGAAGGTGTGGTAGGCAGTGCGTTGAGTGGTATGGTTCAGGCGAAGGGTGTGAGTGAGGGTTTGCCGCCGAACGTAACGATGGCAGCGATGGAGATGGCGACCACTGCAGAGTTTCTGCAGAAGGGTGTCGACAGTAAGTGGTGGGTCGTTGAAGACGGCATCTATTTCTCGGAGTAGGCAATGACGGCTGAAGAACTACATGAGGATTTTCCCTGGCAAGATTCAGGGCCTCCTCGAGGTGAAGGTTTGCATGTGTCCGACTTGATACGTGCATACGCGATCCGGTTCAAACTTCTGCCCGGCGACATTGTGAAGGAACCGGGGGTGGCTCGACCTGAGCTGCCCCTGGAACTTCGGGCCCGGTTTACTACTGGGTTTCTCTGGGAAGAGGCTTTGGAGTATGCGTTTGGTAGACGTATGGCGGCACGACCGGCAGAGATCGAGTATATGGGTATCTTGGCATCGCCCGACGGGTTGAAGTATGAAGATGGTGCCTGGGTGCTAGAGGAGTACAAGTCAACCTGGGGTTCGCCGAAGAAAGACCCGGAGTTGAGTTGGCTTTACATGGCGCAGGTGAAGGCATACACCTACATGCTGCGGAAGATCGGTTACGATGTCCAGTCGACCGTGATGCGAATACTCTATCTGAAAGAGGGCGCGCCGTGGCGGTGGAATGATGTACCGCCAGAAGATCCGCCCGTGCCATATCGGGTGCGGCGACTCACGTTCGAAGATGCGGAGTTGGAAATGCTGTGGAATATGCTGCTTGGAGAAGGGAAGGCAAGAGGTTGGCTATGATGACAGAGATACCGGTGGAAGGTGAGAATCGCCGACTGCATCAGTTGAATGGCGATATGAAAGTGACCATTGGCTATATGGCATTTTCAATGAACAAAACAGACAGAGAAGCAGTATGGCATACAAATGCCCAAGCTTGTGAAGTGGTAAAATGTGCAGACAAAGAAGCAGTATGGTACACAGATACGCAAGCTGATGAAGTGGTAAAATGCACAGAGACGGGTTGGGTAGCGCAAGCTTGGACATGGAAAGACGAGAGCAAACACATAGTGCTTGTGTTCACCGGAGACTGGACCAAGGGGGCGGTGACTGATATGTGTAACCGATTACACGCGAGAGGGAAAATGTAATGAATTACTTGGCAGAGTTGGCGGCTATTCACGAAAACACCAAGACGCTGACACCAGCAGAGACCGCCAAAGTGTACGAGATGCTAATGCAATTGAACACCGACGGATTAACTCGTTCAGCTGCAATAGAAGTGCCACATATAAGCTATGTGGTTGAAGTGGTACCGGGTGTAGACACAGCTTACCTATCTGGTAAAGAGGACTGGGGTAATGCGTTGGTGATATACCGGTGGGTAGACGGTAACCCAATGCTTTTGGATTTCTTGTGGTGTCATCAGGACTACACGATGCACAATGCAAAAGCAGGAGGTAAGGTATAGATGGCCGGTATCACGAAAATGAATGCGGTAGTGATGAGACCTAGCAGGTTGACCGTTTGCACTGAGGGCAGAGAGAAGTCTGGCAAGTCTAAGTTTGCCCTTTCGGCACCTGGACCCATTTTGTATATAGAGAGCGATTCGAGTTACATCGGTCCCTTATCCGATACGGTGGAAACCGGCAAGAAAGTAGAGCATTTGCATTTCGAATACGATGCTGGTGATAAAGCCGGGTCGTCCGCTATCTGGGATGAATTACACGATGAGGTATTGTCGACGATCGGCAAAGATCCGATCAGCGGGAAATGGCAAAAGAACCACACCCCGGCTTTCCGCACCATTGTATTCGACACGGCTACTGAACTGTATAACCTGTCGCGTGCTCGGCGCGGTGTTGCCCAAGGTGGTATGCCACAGGCATACGGTGCGGTATACGCCGACATGAACGTCATCACCCGAGCATTGTCGGACCCGAGAAACGACAAAGTCAATGCGATCTTCATTCACCGGGTGAAGCGCGAGTTCAAAATGGGCGTTGCCCAAGAGAAAAGCAGTTGGTTCGGTAACTATGAACGGTCCGGCTACCGCGATCTACCCAGTGAGGTACAGGTCAATCTGAAGCACATGTATCGACCTGGGGCCATGGGTGATTCGGGTGAGTTCATCACCACAGTCTTGTCATCCGGAGTCAACCATAAGACCTATGAGATGGAATTCGAGGGTATGATGTCGAACTTTCTGTCCCTGGTCATGGCGACGTACCCAAAGGCAAACCTGAAAGAATGGGGATTTTGAAATGATCTACCGGCAGACGATCTACAGTAATCAGTGGGTCATTTCACTGGATCAGAATTCCGATGGGAAGCCGCGAAAGTTCTCAGCCACCTGCAAGAATAAAGATTACGAGTATCCCGAGGTGAAGGGTGCGGTCAAGAATGGTCAGGATACCATCAGGGTTATCCAAGAGGCCATCATGGCAGCAGTAGAGAAGCTGAGGGAAACTTGATAGACGTGGATGACAGGATTGGGAGCAAGGAATTGTTCCCCCTGTTTCCAAACGGGACAGCAAGGTTACGGCGATTTGATTATGGTGACATGTCTTTCGTTGGAAATGGACCCCAAGGTATGCCATACCGGATTGGCATTGAGCGTAAACGGATTACGGATATGCTATCATCCATGGCGAGTAACCGGTTACAGGGGCACCAGTTGAAAGTGGCTACCAGAATGTGTCACCGGGTCTACCTGGTGATCGAGGGTGTGTGGAAGTGCTCAGACTCCGGGTTCATTCAGCATTACTACCGGGGTGGTTGGCATAATATCAGTCTCGGAAACCGGGAATTTCTCTACTCAGAGCTACTCGGTTATCTGCAGACGATTCGGGAATTCTTCGGCACCTCAGTAATACAGACCGGTAGCCCGAATGAGACCGTAAGGGCCGTCATCAACTTGCACGGTTGGTGGGTGAGTAAACGGTATGACGAGCATAAATCACATCTCGCGAAGCATATACCAGTAGCACTGGCAAACCCGAGTCTGGTCTTTCGGATGGCGGTAGAGTTGCCTGGTGTCGGTATTAAACGGGCAGTAGAAGTGGACAAAACATTTGACTCAGTGCTTGAGATGGTGAACGGAGACGTTGATACATGGGCAGCAATAGAAGGAGTCGGCAAGGTGACAGCGAAGAAGTGCGTAAACGCACTACAAGGGAAAAGTATTCAGAATACATGAATTCTGCCCATTGGAAGACAATTCGGAAAGTGGCTTTAGATCTGGCCAATCATCGGTGTGCTTTATGTGCAGCAACAGAAAATCTCGAAGTACACCACAATAGGTACCGTGGTTGGTATCAAGAGCGTATTTACGATTTAACAGTACTGTGTCACGATTGCCATATGATGATTACGCCTGCGGTGAAACAGAAACACCAGGAAGCAAAGGATAGAGGATGTCCGGTTACACCATACCGAAAGGACACTACGCAATAGACGTGCAGGTGATCCGAGGTTTGCTGGCCTTATGGATAACCAGTTACGCTGTTGAATACCCGAAACGTAACAGCAACTTGGCTGTGTTTGCTTTGGAATCCGGTATGTCGCTAGACGTGGTGAACAAGATGGCCTCGAGTGAGCAACGGAAAATGGGAATTTCGGTCTGCCAGATGGCGGAGTTTTTTGGCCTGCATCCGGCTCAACTGATGGCTGGTTATGAGAAACGGAGACAGGGTCTTATGTATCGTGGGAAAAAAGCGCAAAGCGTCACGCTGTTGTCCAGCAGGTTAACGTCGTTGCGGGGTATCCTCACACCGACCAAGTTCAACGGGGTACTGATGGAGTTTGAATTCACCGACCCCGGCGTATCCGGCTGGCATCCGCTCGCGTCTTTGGCAGCGTCACGCGGCGGGGTAACCGATCTCTGTAAAGCAATGGAGCAGATGACGGCGTTGGAAGACGCAGAGGGGGCGTAATGGCAGTTTACGGCTACGGTCCACTGCCTGCGGATCTGATGATCGTCGGAGATGTGCCAAGCATGGAAGACGTGGCGACCGGTAGGCCATTTTCAGGCGGTCCCGGCCACGAGTTGACTAATTACCTGGTTGCCCACAAGATTGACCGTGACACAGCCTACCTTACCAATCTGGTGAAAGAGAAATCGGCCAAGAAGGGCAAACCCACGATAACGGAGATCGAAGAGTGGGCACCCACGTTGGAAGAAGAGCTACGGGTGTGCGAACCCCTGGTCATCGCAGCCGTAGGTAGGGTTGCTATCCAGTGGTTTCTCAAGTCGCCCAAGGCCAATGTGGAAGACGTACACGGTATCCCGTTTCAGTTAGACGTGGACGGGCCGATCATTGTGCCATGCTATGACCCTGCCGGTGGTATGAAGGTTACCAGTAACATGATGCACATTATGGATGACTTCTACGTGGTCAGTCAGGCATTACAGGGTAAAGTGAAACCTCGGACATCTGTAATGCCGGTAGAGCGTGAACGCGACTACCGATTGGCAACCAGTCCGAATGATCTCTGGGACATGGGTTTCGGTGATGCGGCGGTGATCGGTTGCGATACTGAGTGGACCGATAAGGAAACCTGGTGTTACTCGCTGAGTTGTGAACCGAATACTGGTCTGGTGGTTCGGGTTGGCTCCGGCGGTAACCCCAAGGTAGTCAAGGCCATGAATCAGATACTGAATGCCGATGACGTGGAGGTGGTGTTTCACCATGCCTTGGCCGACTTGCCGAAACTGGATGCGGATAACGTCAGACCCAAGGCTATCCGTGACACGATTATCCAGTCGTACCTGCTCGGTCGCTACCCACAAGCGTTGAAAAGCCTCGCCTACCGGTTACTCGGTGAACGGATGCTGTCATACAGTGACATGGTCGGGCCTTACAGCCGAGGTAAAGAGTTGGCCTACCTGCAACAGGTAGCGGTTACCGAGTGGGATCAACCAGCAGCTTATCCGGTACGCAATGCGACCAATGGGAAGTTGAAAATTCGCACACCCGCCAAACCTGATAAGCGGGCACAGCGGATATTGAACGACATGGAAAAGAAAGGCGACGAGGTAGATCTACGCCACCGATGGGGTCTGGTAGCACCGGAAGACGGGCGGTCCATGGTAGAGTCAGCCATTGGATCGATGCCGTTAGCTTGGATCGATGATGTTCCCGAGGAACTGGCAATACCCTACGCTGCCAGAGATGCTGACGTGACACTCAGGGTGTTCAATGTCTTGTCTGAACAGATCGAGACCGAAGGGTTGGCGGAAATCGAACAGGTAGACACCGCGACTCTTCGAATGATATCGGATATGCAAACCCGTGGAATCAAGGTAGATCGGGAACATTTCAAGTCACTGGACAGGCAGTTCAACGGTAAACTGTTTTCGTTTACACAGCAGTTGGACCAGTGTACTGGCTACCATGTCAACCCTGGATCTGGACCGCAGGTGGTAAAAGCTATGGTCAACGAGGGAAAGGTTCCCATGGACGGGGTGATATCGGTCACCTCGGATAAGCTGGAACTGTGGGGGCAGCATTCTGAGATCGCAAAATCCGTAAGTGAATGTCGGAAATTCGGTAAACTACTGTCCACTTACGTAAATCTGCCTGACGTGGCAGACATGGATGACCGGATACACACTTCGTTCAACATTACCAGAACGGAAACTGGCCGTCTATCGTCATCTCGACCCAATCTTCAGAACATTCCCCAGAAGACTGATGAAGGCCAAGAGATCAGGTCTGGCTTTGTCCCGTCGGAAGGTTGCACCTTTTTGTCGATCGATTACTCGCAGATCGAGTTGCGCGTGGGTGCTCACATATCTGGTGACGAAAACATGCTATCAGCCTATCGGAATGGTGAAGACCTTCATACCTACACTGCCAGTCGTGTATTCGGCATTCCAGCCGAGGACGTGCACCCGAAGAAACACCGGTACCCGTGCAAAACGATGAATTTTCAAATCTTCTACGGTGCTACGGCATACGGGTTGAAGAAAAGCATGGATGAAGAGGGGTTGGACTGGTCTGAAGACGACTGTGAGTCATTTCGAAAAGAGTGGTTCAAGCTCTACCCTGGTGTGGCCAGGTGGATCGAAACGATCAGGGGGTTTGCTAGACGGAAGGGTTTCGTGGTCGACATGTTTGGTCGTCGCCGTTGGATACCAGAGGTGTTCAGTGTTCACGATCGGATTGTCAACGCCGGTCTACGTCAAGCGACTAACATGCCGATTCAGTCTTCTGCTCAAGGTGTGTTGAAAATTGCCATGGATAAGGTGACACCGTTTTACCTGAACCAGTTATCCCATGGGGTTACCCTTTGGCCATTGATCCAGATACACGATGAGCTCTTGTTTGAAGTGGGTAAAGTTAACTTGGATTCGATTGTAAATCCACTGAAGTTCATAATGGAAAACGCGGTGCAACTGGATGTCCCGATCGAGTGTGACGTGGAGGTAGCAATGACATGGCGCGATCTAAAGGCGTATTCGCCCCCGACGTAGATCAGGGTGGGCAGGTACATGAGTATCCGCAATATCCGAAGATGATGATATCGATGCTCGAACGGGCATCGTTTTCACAAGGGTGGCTCTGCTGGCTACGCGGAGGCTACATAACGGATAATCCTGAACCTGGGTTTATCAACGGCAGGGTAAACCAGTATCATGGTATCTGGGCAACTGGGTACGAAGCGGCCAAAAAAGTGAATCCTGGAATCACCAGGATGAAGCGCAAACGGAAAGAAGGGTAACATGGCGAAGAAGAAACCGGTCAAGTTGTTCAGTGATCTACCGGTCACACGGAAGACAAAAAGACTCGCAGTGGCATTCGAGAAACGTGATCGGGCAAACGCGCTGAAGGAAGAGGCCGATGCGTTGGTTGAACAGGCGAATGCGATCGCTGCACCGATTCTGGCAGAGTTGGACACCTCGGTGCTGTTACCAGGTTCCGGTACACTGTCGCACATCCCTGAGACTATGGCACCATCATTCAACCGTGGTCTACTCCGAGACCATCTAACCGGAAACTTGGGACTGTCACCACAGGACGTGGAAGATGCGTTCACTGCCGCATCACCTGAAAAGGAGAGGGCAGAAAGTGTCCGATACAACCCAGAAAAGTAAACCCGCCAAGCCCCAAGGTCGACCCAAGGGCGCAAGAAACATCCAACCGGCTGTGAAAAAAAGGGGCCGACCGCCGGGCACGCGGAAAAAACCACTGGGTAAAGCGAAGGATCTGCAAAATGAGGGCACGGATGAACAAGTCCGTGCCTTCGAAACGTGGTATAGTCTCGGGCAGCCGAATATGCCTGACTTGGCCGTCCACCTGCTAGAACCCGGTTTCAATGAAGAAGACATAAACCGAGCCGCCGCCAAGATGCGGGCATGGTTGGCCGATTTCCAATGGGAGCGTGAAGCCGAACAGCGCGATTACGAGTTCAAGAAGAAAGCCATCGAATCCAGTGACATGGATTTACTTCGCCGTCAGAATGAACGCATCACCGGTATGGATCAGAAGATCGAAGCGATCGAGGAGTCGTTTCTCCAGGCATACAAGGTTAAAATGGTCAATGGTGAACCCAAGTTAGAGTTGAAGTTCGAGATTTCATCAGTAGAAGATCTTGCGAAACTCGGCATGGTCCACGAGAAGTTCATGAAGACCCAGACAGCCCTACTGTCATCCATTAAACGGGATGAGTCCGATGAGGCATTCCAAGAGTTGATGCAGTACCCGCAAGAAGAGCGGACACAGCTTTTCCATGCTGCACGTAAAGCATCACAGGGTCAGGCCGGGTTTGAAATAGAGGATGCCAAGTGACACCAGAAGAAAAGGTGGACGCAGTTCACACTTGTGTAGACATGGCCGGTCCCAAGATGATTCAGCACTACTTGTCGAAAGGTAAAAATGCGTTCAAATGCCAAGCAGACGTGATGGAGTATGTTTCAGCTTTCCGCGAACCTGTCATCGGTACCAAGAAAATCTGTAACCAGCCCGACCATTGCCCACAGAGTGACGTGTTTGTCGATATCCTAACCGGAAAACAGAATTACACCATCACATGGGCAAACCGTGGATCTTCAAAAACTTACGGTGCCGGACTGATCATCTTCACCAAGTCCAACCTGTTCAAAAAAATGCAAACCAACATTCTCGGCGCGAGTGAACAGCAGTCAAAGTTGGCGTATGCGGCAATGGATGGCTTTTGGGACATCACCGGTTTACGCGACAAGGTGCTGGTGAAAGATCCCGAGGTGCACCGGACACAATGGAAAAACGGCTCCCAGGTAAACATCCTCACAGCATCCATGAAAGCGGTACGTGGACCACACCCGCAGTCGTTGCATCTGGATGAACTGGATGAGATGGAAGACGCGATATATCAGTCGGCGTTATCACAACCGCAGGCAAACTACGGTATACCAGCATCCATCCATATTTGGAGTACCAACCATCAAGCAGTAGGCCTCATGGATGCTGCCATCGAGATGGCGAAGAAAAACCAACTGTACAAGCTGTACAAGTACTGCATCTGGGAATGTATCGCGTCATGCGTCGGTGTGTATGAGTGTTCCACATGCCCGTTGTCATCGATATGCCCCGGTCCACAAGTCAAAGGGGCAGACGGCTACTATCAACCAGCCGACCTTTCAGCCAAACTGCTAACCTTGTCATTCGAAGTATTTCAACGGGAGTGGTTGTGCATCAAGGTAGGTTTCGGCGACACGGTGTACGAAGACCAGTATGACCCGGAGAAACATATTCTGCGTGAATACCCGGTGAACTATGAGCGTCCCGTCTACCTATCGATTGACTGGGGTGGAGATGCACCGTTTTCGGTCGGGGTGTGGCAAAATGACCCCGAGTTGGACATGTGGGTCCGCGTAGATGAAGTGTTCAAAGCCAAAACATCCAATACTGTCATTATGGAAATGGCAAGAGAACGACGTTGGTGGAAACTGATCAAAGGGGTGGTAGCTGACCCGGCCAGACCAGATCTGTTTACCGACTGGGGCCACGCCGGTATTGAAATGACCCGGGCGAATAATGCCTACGATGAAGGCTTGGATGCGGTAAAGAACGCCTTGGCTCCGATGAAAGGCCCACCCAAGATCGGGTTCAGCAGCAGGTGTCAAAACGTCATTCGGGAATTCAGTACCTATAAGTCCCGTGACGGTAAACCATTGAAGAAAGATGACCATTGTATGGATGAAGTACGCTACTTTACCATGTGGAAGGTCGCAGACAACGACGGAGACGACTTCTTTGGCACATCCAATGCCAACGTGATGCCAAGTTGACATAAGCGGTTGCTGGTGAGTATCCTCTGGTCACACGGAGGATACCGTTCATGGATATGTCAACACGCCTACGATCTACATTAGACACGGTTAGCGGTTTTCTACGTATGTCAGCATTCCACATGGCTGATGCGGTAACTGATACCGATTCCGACTCCGATAAAAACCCCCAGTACACCAACACCTACAAAACGTATGCCAAAGCCACTCAGGCGCTGTCCGATCGGTATAATGGTATTGCAGACTTCGGCAACCTGTTGATCGGTAACCTGGTAGACGTGCGCGCCGCTTTCACTACCGGCGAGGGTATCGCGATACGCGAAAAAATCCCCGGTACCGCTGAAGACGAGTTACAGTATATTCTTGAGTTTGCCGAATTCGATGATCTCGATGAGAGTGTAAAGACGTGGGCGCGGGAAACTGAAATAGAAGGTCAGTTCTTCGCCGTCATACTTGATCCGGATACCAGTAACCCATACCCGCGTGTTCGAATGATGCCATGGTTGGTGTTCAAATACGAAGTTACGGCTGACGCTGGTGATTACGAAAACGCCACTTCGGTAAAGTACTACTCTGACGGTAATAGCAATGCGTCAACCACGATTGGCACTGGTTCCAACATCGTAACCGTGTACCCGCCGAACTTCGTATTCCAAGGTTTCTCCAACCGGGTCGCGTTACCATCACAACCACAGCAGTCGAAACTTGCACATGTTCTCGGTATGCTGGACAAGATGGAGCAGACGCTGAATGATTGGCGATCGATCATTAACCTGTCCGCCAGTCCCACCCCATTTTTCCACGCTGACACGCCCGAGGCTGCCAAGAAAATAAAAACCGCTATCGACGGTGGTAACTGGACCTTCGGTAAAGCGATCGTCAGTACCGGTGATTTCAGTATGGTATCGGCTGACCTCAGTGGTCTCGAAGGTGCGCGCCAACTGGTAGAGACCTACGTCAAAGAGATATCTGGCACCTGTGGTGTCCCGGTTCACTTCCTTGGTTACCCCGACTTGATGTCCAACCGGTCTACCGCTGAAAATCTCATGGAGTCCGTCACTGCTGCCACGGTCTACGAGCGGATAATCTGGCAAGGTATCATGGAAACATTGTTTTCCCGTGTACTGACGATAGCCAACGAAACGCGGCCAGAGGATAAACAGTTCAACACCGAAGCTATCACGGCTGACTTCCCGCAGGTATCCAAGCAAAAGCTTGAGCAGCTTGTCGACGTTTACGGGCAACTGAAGCAAATGGGACTCATGTCCAAACAGACTGCGATTCGCATGATACCAGGGATCGATCCCAAGGTAGAGATGGCGTTGATCAAAGAAGAGATGGAAGCTGAACAAGCCCTACTGCTTACGATGGAACCGGATTCACAACTGCCCAATGGCGCGGTTGAGGGAGAATAGATATGGCGACCCTGACATTGACCACGTTCATTCAGCGAGTAGCAGCACGAAAACCCACCACGTTGACCGGTGTGGCCACGGTGACACAGATTTCCACACCACTGCACCCGGGTAACTATCTGAGTGCTGGTGACACGGTAGATCTTGGCGACAACTATCTGGTTGAAGATATCCTTACCAGCGATGCGATACTCAATGCTATCTCAGCCGCAACGATCATAGCCACCGATACCGGTACACTGGATATCCAGTCGGCATCTCGTAATACGGTGACTTCTGCGGCCAACATCAAGTCGGCCATTGTGACTGGTGCCACTGCGGTAACCGGGTTTTCCGGCACGGCAAGATCGCTACTGTTTCACTGCACATCAGCTTGCTACGTGTTGTTTGCCGCTACTGGAGACGTAGCAGACACTGACTTCTTGCTCCCAGCCAACCAGGTAATAGAAATCCCTGTTTCTGGTGTCGATAGGATTTCACAAAAACGCGAATCTGCCGACGGTCAGATGTACATTATGGAGTTGGAGTAGCCGTATGCCGGGTTTAGGTCTGGGCACAAGACTAACCAAAGCCGGTGGTAATGGAGCGACCACCACACCCATCACGTCATTCTGGGCGTTAAACTTCGACGGTGATGACTACGCAATATCAACGGGTGCAGTGTCAGCGTTGTCAGGTAAGACGACTGGCTCGATGGCTGTGTGGGCGGACATCATAACAGGTGCGGTCGAGTGTATCCCATTAAGTCTTGCGGCGACGACATCGAGCAGCACGACAATTATGATCCGTAATTTTTATCGGGGCATCATAGTCTACTGCATTGTAGACGGCGCAACCCAATGGAAATGGACGGGAACAAGTCAGGTATCGGTAGACACATGGCATCACATTGCAATATCACACAACGGTACCACTCCGTCGTTCTTCATCGACTGCGTGCCTGATACAGGTGTATTCGATGATTCAACTAACCTCACCGCGTGGTGGAAGGACGTAGTAGACGATGCAACGGTCAAGGCTAACGCAGTCTCTATTGGTTCAGGATGGGCGAATGGTTCAATCTCAAACCCGAATAAGGGTGAAGTCGCACAGGTAATATTCTCATCTGACGTGTGGGACTCTGCCGACGTGTGCCGCATCGGTCTCAAGAAAGACCTCCAAGACGAGAACCCGCTGGTGTACTACCCGATGCTGCCAGGAAGTGGTCAGATATGCAATGATAAATCAGGTAATGGCTTTAATGCTCAACTTGGTAGCACTTCTGGAAGTGATACAAACGATCCAACCTGGGTAGGTCCATATACTGGCATCGGTGCCAGTGGCCCAACGTAACACGGGAAGTCTGGTATGAAACTCTGGCATAAAAACAGTAAAACGGCAAGCTGGGAAACCATCTATTACAACGCAGCATCTGAATTGCTCGCGCAGGTTTCGGATTTGACACTCGGTATCCCAGCAGTTTACCAGAAACCGGATGGTCAGTTGATGGCGGTGTACACCCATGACTTCTCAGCTATCCCTCTGGGTAAAATCAAAATGAGCGAAAAGCATGAGTTTTTGGGCCTTGGTTTTGCCACGGGTATACCAAACGACTGGAAACGTGTAGAGGAACAGGTAGATGCTTAAAGTTATACGTCTACAGGCAGTGCATGCATCCATGGATCAAGCTGAGATTGAAACCATCATGGACGCGGTTACCATTGCGGAGATCAAAAAGACTGACTCGAACCCGATGATCAAGGCTTACTCGGTAGGCCACGAAGGCATCGCTGACGGGTCGTTTAAAGCGGAAAAAGGTGAGAGTTATGTCAAATCCGCCATGCTCTACATGAAAGGGTTGATTTACGAGATCGCGGCCAAGATGAAGCCGAAAACCCCAGTCTTTTTTCAGCATTCTACCAAGGCAAACGAGAAGCGGATACAGGTAGGCCAAGTGGTCGGTACCGGGGTAATCGAAAAAGAAGGCAAGGAACACGCGGTCGCCGCAGTTCACATCTTACCAGCCCACATTGATGACCATCTGGATATCGCGAGCATCGAGACTAACTTGACAGCGGTGGAAGATCCCAGTGGTCAGGGGTATATCGCTACCGGCATAGATTCAATCCCTGCACTGACAATATCGTCTTCCAAAATAGACGCACCCGGCTTCGAGGGTGCTACTATGTGGGGGATGTTTCGTGCACTACAAACAACGGAAGAGGACACGATGACTCAGGAACAGATTCTCAAAGCGATCGCCGACGGTAAGTTTACCCTGACAACTTTATTCGGTAAAGAAACCCTTCTGGCAGACGCTGATGTGGTAGCCGCCATTGCGGAAAAGACACAAGCCTACCAGACCGCCGCTGACTCAGCCCAGCGTATGGCCACGGAACGTGATACAGCGTCCACAGCTAAGATTGCTGAATTGGAAACCCAGATCGGCACCCTTACCGGCAATCTGACCAAAGCAACGTTGAAAGATACACTGGCCGAGGTGATCGGCGACACCAAGTTGCCGGCAAATCGTCAGAAGTTCATCGACACCCAGTTGACCGGCTTGGATATCAAGGGTACCACCCCGGAAGCGATCAAGGCTGAACTGCAAACATGGTATACCGGACAGCAGACAGTCATGGATAGCTACGGGCTACCGACTGAAGATGCCCCCGTGGTACCGGGAGATCCGAATACCATCACGCCACCAATCAAAACACCAGTGGTAGCCCCACCGGGAAAAACACCCGTGAATGACGGCCTACCACCGGAATTGTCCCCGACCGGTAATGACCTTGTCAGTCCGGAATTTGCCGCAGTTTCGCAGCAGATCGCCGGAGCCGGACTCGCCATCAAAGAGTAACCACTGTAAACAGGAGATAAAGCCATGCCTTTCACCGACAGCACAAATGCTTTCAACAACAGAATCGATGGGGTGCGTACCCACTCGTTCGTAGATGCCGCTCCCGCTGGGGATGTGGATGCTGGTGATGTGACACTCATCGAAGATTCCGTTGGAATCGCCTACAAAGATCAGGATGCGACTGAAGATGTTGCATTTATCTACTCCAGTAGAAACTATCTGTTTCCTTGCCAGAGTGCATCCGGAAGCAACTTCGAAGAGGGAAGCGCGGTCTATCTTGATCCGGATACCCTCAAAGCTTCTGCCACCTCGTCCAATGGAGCGTTCCGCTTCCTTGGAACGGTCCTTGTTCAGCCAGCATCGTCCGCAGCCTCACTGGAGATCGATTTCGCCGGTGGCGCAGGTATCTTGCAGGACCAGACGGGTGTTGCTCGTGTACTTTCCACCACAGCCACGGTTACTGAACTGAATGCCGGTAAGGTATTGATCGCAGGTGTGACTGGTATGGCACTGACCATCCACGGTTACCGGTTCATGTTTCACGGTATCGCGGCTGGTGCCACTACCCTCGATTTCGAAGACACGGCTACCAGCCCGGTAGCGGTTGTTAAAGTGGCGGTTGCTGCTGCGGCTGACACCGACATCGTTGGTTCATACGGTCCTCTTGACACGGGTGTTACCAGTGGTGCTGGCTTCGACACACCCTTGGGCGACGATGAGGGTCTCCAAGTCACGGTCACCGGAAGTACGTTGACCGGAACCACGTCAGCAGACATTCAGTTCACATATTCTTGGTCCGCCACTTGATCGCGGTTGGCAACTTCAGCATTTACATCGTAGGAGATAAAAATGAACACCCCTTTTGTATTCAATGATGCAGCATGGGCGAGAATTCGCCACGCTGTTCTCAACCCCCGTGATGCAACATCCGCCACGGTCATGCATAACGCCAAGGGGGCTATGACTCAGTGGCTTCAGCAGCCAGATGCCGCCATTGCCACAATCGGCGCACAGCGAATGCACGCAATGCACACCGCAACTCTGGGTGACTTTCCGGCACAGGCACTGGATAATTGGCCAACACTCAGGAATATGCCGACCTATGACACGGCGTATCAGGAAATCTTCCATATCCGTGACTACACGTACACGAAAAAGACCGGTTTCAACCTCAACGTGACCAAGACCGGGTTGTCTTTCTCGCTCACGGTTCCCGGTGAAGCCGCGAAAATCTACACGGCATCTGGTGAGCAGATGTACGTGAAGTTCGACCGGTACACCGGTGGCCTCGGGTGGGATCTCACCGAACTGGAAGACAATGAGTTCTACGATCTCGAAGACCAGTCGACCGACTTCCGCAACAAGGCGGCACAAGATCGTGCCCAGGCCCATTATGACCTCATCGATGAGGTAGGTGCTGGTGGCGATGTCGGGTGGGGTGGCGTGTCTACTGATGATGCTGCACTACGTGATGCCAAGACGATCAACACCGCAGTACTCCAGATCATCAACGCCATGACAGGCACGTCCACGGTAATCGGTCTTGGCACCGAGTTTATCGTTTTGGCCCCCTATAGTTTGCACTCTCGCATCAAGCATGCGTTGACATATAACTATCAGGATTCCGGTGGTTCTGAAAAAGCGGTATCCTACCGCGTGACCCCACGTTACTCGACCATGCTCTCGGCAACTGATGTGTATTATGTCATCTTGCCGAAGAACAAGTTGGTCGGTGGTAACCGTCAGAATCTTCGTGTTGACACACAGTCCGACGTTATTTCCAACTCACAGGTCTGGGTAGGTAGTATGCGCCATGCTGCAGCAATCGGAGACACCAATCAGGTCGTCCGTTGCGCCGTTGCATAGGTATTGTCGCGGGGGTTTCTCACTTTACCCCGCGTATAGAGGGGCATCTGATACTTTCCCGTTGGGGTATCAGGTGCCTCCACACACTGGAGACGCTAAATGTCGATCGATGTAGGCACAAATTCATGGATCACACTGGTCGAGGCTGACACCTACTTTACCGATGAGCGGTATGACGTGGAAGGCCTCTGGATTGCGACTACAGATGCGGCAAAGTCTGCCACACTGATCCAAGCCTACAGGGATCTGAATGCACCGGGGTTGTTCAGTTTTCCCACCACAGCCACCGATGAAATGGGGTGGGCACAGTCCGAACAGGCATTGATGTATCTGCAGCAGGGGTCAGCCGTCGACCGGAGATTGGCACTCCAAGCCCAAGGTGTCACGAAAGCCGGTATTTTCAAAGAGGAATACCGCCCCTACGATCAGGTTGCATCGATCATACTGGCACCACGCGCCTCCGGTTACCTGGGTGACTTGGTAAACGCCGACTACGCATACTTGATCTACGTCGCGAGGGATGAAGATGCCACTACGTAAACCGTCAACGGATCTACAATCGGTAGCCGGAGACCTCAGCCAAGAGGAAACCGTCGCAGCGATCGTGGCGATATATGTGGCAGCATGGGGTAGGCTCCGCTCCATCTCCCTCGGTATGAAAACGACCGATCCACGTCGAGCATACTTTTCCGGCATTCTGGCAAACTTGGAAAACGAGTTACGCCTACTGAATGCCAAGACGCGCAAGGTTGCGGCGAAAGCTATCGATAACTCGGCGCGCATCGGTCACAGTGTAGCCAAGAAACGTCTCCAGTTATTGGGTGTGACAACTATCCCAAAGTTGACCTCAACGGCTATCACGTCGTCCTCAGCAACCACCGCCATGCAACTGACTCTGGATTTGTTGAACAATGTGGCGGGTATGAAGAAGTACACCAGTCAGTACACCCTGGCAGCACAGCAGAGGGTGACGCAGAATGACCGGATCACGAAAAAGATTGCCGATGGTTTAGGTACCGGTGCGCGCCGACGGGATATCAGTTCCGGTATCGTTAGTGATTTGAAGACCAGGATATCCGACGGTAAAGTTGTCGATTCGGCTGGTCGAGTTTACGACGTAGAGTACTACGCTGAGATGGTAACGCGCACCCGGATTAAAGCTGCGGCGAATCAGGCAATGCTGCTAACCGGTGTGAATGCTGGGTTAGACTTGGTGCAGATCGATGTTCACGATGCGGCGTGTCCGAAATGTCAGCCGTATTCCGGTAAGGTGTATTCGCTATCTGGACATGATAAACGGTTTCCACGATTGGCGGTCAGGTTCCCGCTTCACCCGAATTGCGTCTGCTCGTATCTCTGGTGGACTGAGTCGGCCATAAGGGAATTGCCACAATACGATGCCTTGATGGACTTTAGCAACTCTGACGATGTGGTGACCAGTTTCGCCGACTACAAGAAGAAACTTGGGGTCACGTCATGATGGAAAGTTATGCTAACCGCGATGCGTGGTTTCTTACCGATGGGGTGTCTGACTTTGGTGAGATCACAACAACTTCAGTAGTGGCAGCCCGTGTAATGGTCGATTTCCAGAAACGGATACTGTCAGACTTTCAGGGTGAGTTGACCACGATGACAGGCAAGATCGGTATTACCACGCAGATTGCTATTACGCCACTTATGCGTGTAGCGTTTGGGTTCGCCAGTGGCAAGTATACGGATGTTTATACCATTCGACTGATACGCGATCTCGGGGCGTGGAACATGACGGATAGAGAGGTGTTCTTTGTCTGATTTCGACACCTCGGATTTCGACCGTGGTATGAAAAAATCGGTGGCCAAAACGGTCAAAGGTGCACGCAATGGTATGCTTCAGGCGTTGCTTCAACTGGATAACGACGTTGACAACATCGAGCCGAAAGTGCCACTGGATGAGGGAACACTACGGGCGAACACTGGCCTTTACGTAGATGGTAAGCTGGCATCGGAGCCACAAGCACTCCCGGTTGGCCACAACGATGCCACACAGCAGCCACCGCAAGAGTTACCGTCTGCTGGTGAAGAGGGTAAAACGGTATCTGTAGGCATTGGTGGTGCGGCAATGCAAGGAAGTATCGTCGGGGTGTATGCGATGTTCACCAAGTACGCAGCCCGTCATCATGAAGTACCGGCAAACTTCAAACGATCAGGTGCTGGCAACAAGTTTCTTGAAGCAAAATTGTTTGGTCGTGGCAAGACCTACTTCCAAATAATCGCAGACGCGATCAAGAAGGAACTGAAGGGGTAACCATGTTCATCAAGGCAATGACGAAATGGGTATCTGATAACGTTACCGGGGTCTCGGTAACAGGCGCATCGAAAAACCTGTATGCCGGGTATCCGCCTACGTCGATTGATTCTGGTGCAACGTATGTCTTACTCAGTTCGCCCTATGGCGGTACTCGTGAACCGACTATCACGCAAGAGTACCATTGGCATTTTCAGGTGTTGGCAGCAGCAGCAGACTACTATACTGCGGCAAACTTGGCCGCCTTGGTAAATGATGCGCTTCACGGGAGGACGAATTTTGACATCACTTCTGGCGAATCGGAGGCGGCCACGTACACCGTTATCGCATGTATCGCAATTCAACAACCATCCGACATCGGTCGTGATGAGTCGTCCGCCCGGCATCAGTTCGTTCAGAACTTCCGGGCAACCATCAACAATCCGTAAAATCGGAGGAATAGACCATGGCTAATATAGGCGCATTCACAGATATGGGACCGTGCAACCTCAGTTGGAACGGCCCCGACGCAACGAATGAAAACCTCGTAGACTACGATCTCGGCGAGGCACTCACCGGTACCCGCATCTTCTACGAAGAAGAGCAGTCCGACTTGCGTAAAGGGCGTACTGGAACCACCATCGTCAACCAGTTGATCACCGGCGCACAGCTTCGTTTGGAATGCGATCTCACGCTTCCGGATGACGCGGCCACAACCACACCACAAGACTATGGTCTTGGTAAGTTGGCCGCATTGCTTTCTCACGCGAAATTTGTAGAAGGGGTCGTAACTGAGGCTTTCCTTCCCGACAATCAAATGTATATCCAAGCCCCTTACGGGTTGAAAAAGGACACCGGGACTGCGGCTACCAGTCACATGGGTGCATTGACGATCACTCCATTCGTCAACAATGCCCTTTCCACCGATGATACACAGATCTGGATCATCCCGGCTGCCGCGCCGATGGTAAACATGGAATTGCCATTCGACTTTGAAACACAGCAGGTCATCAACGTCGTGTTCAACGCATTTCCAGTGTCGGTTGCCAATACCGCAGGAACACCGTTGACCACTACTGACGTGTTGATGTACAACAAGGCAGTCAAGGGTACTCCGAATCCTGCAACTTGATAGTAGCACTTTCACATGCACAACGGGAGAATTACCATGGCCAGTAGCAACGCGATACTCAACACAAGCGAACTGATGGAAGATGTCTTTCCGGAAATCGGGTTCTCCATCGGTGACACCACCTTCACCCTCGGTTTACTGACCGAGGCCCGCTACCGTCTTATCGGCGACACCTTGGAAAAGGTACAAACCTCAGCAGCGGAAGCTCTTGAGAAAACCGAAACTCGACTCAAGGCCGACCTACTGAAAGAGGTCGGTGACGATAAGGCCGAGTATGACCGTCGGGTCAAGGGTATCGCTGTCTTCAGCCCGGATGACGCACCAGAATTTACCGCTGCGCACTTCATTGAAACCGTGTACAATATGCCGGGTTGGGATATCGATCGGATCGAAAAGGATATCGACTATCGCTTGCAGCAGAAGATCATGATGCACACCTGGACATCCGTACAGGAACAGATATCGTCCGCGTGGGGAATCTCCAAGGAAAACCCTACGGACCAGTCGAGTCCTACAGTTTGATAGCGTCTGAGTTTCCCGGTGTGTTTGTGGAGAAAGATTTCCATTCCACTCACATCGGGGTTCTCCAGATCTGGCTACAGGCGGCTCGGCTGTCACTTGTGCGAAAGGAGAAGATGCTGTTTCGCGTAATCGGAATGGCGCAAAACGGTACAAAAGAAGAGGTGGGTAAATACCTTTCCACTCTGGAAACTGAAGAACACAAGTCACTCGGCGATTACGAAACATTCACCGCCCGAAACAGAGCAAAATTGGGCAGCATTTTGGCAGGGTAGTAATATGGCAGGCAGTACACAAGGATTTTCTGCTGGGGCACTCACCGGTACACTCACGCTGAACACAAAAGGCTTTGCCAAGGGTATCCGGGAAAGCATATCCGATTCACGAAAAATGCGGAAAGCCTTCCTTGAGTCTACTAACAAGATGGCCCGCGCTAATACGCTACTTACCAAAGCGATACTCACGGGAAACAAAAAGCGTTTGGCGAACGCCCGAAAACTACGAGCGGGCCGTCAACGTGAACTTGCGGAAATGAAAGAGTCCTTTACGTTCATGACAAAGGGGTTTGCTGCAACTGCAACCGCTGCCGGAGTTGCTGGAGTCGCTACCGCTGCCTCAGCAACATTGATTGGAAAGTCCATCGTACAAACCGCGTCCGACGCACAAGAAACCATCAACCTGTTTGAAGTAGCGTTGGGCACCACCGGTACCTATCTTGCTGATGCCAAAGCGGAAGTCCTCTCTCTGTCTGAAGCCTACGGGTTGTCCCGCTTCAAGCTGATGAAGTACATGGGAACCTTCAATATCATGCTCAAATCCCTCGGAGCAAGTCGTGGAGCGGCGTTGGAGATGTCGAAAGCCCTAACTATGCTCACAAACGATCTGGCATCCCTGTACAACCTTGGACAAAAAGAGGCGTTTACCAAGATTCAGGCTGGATTGGCTGGTGAAGTCGAACCCCTTCGCCGCATCGGTATCATCATTTCTGAAACCACTGCGAAAACCTACGCACTGCGTACCGGGCTGATCGAAGCGAATCAAGAACTCACCGAGGGGCAGAAGATCGCCGTCCGCTATAAACTGATCATGGAGCAAACCGCCGAGGCTCAGGGTGATTGGGCACGCACCATCGATAACTTTGCGAACCAGCAGCGTATTTTCAACAATCAAATCGAGCAGACTTCAGTAGAGGTTGGTAAGTTCCTCATCGGACCCGCTACCTCACTGATGCAGGTCTTGTCAAACATGGCAGCCGGGTTGGCAAAAGTCACACAAAAGTTCCCCACATTCATAAAGTGGGCAACGCTTGGGGCTAGTGGTCTCATGGCTATTGCAGGTGCCGCAGGTACGTTTGTAATAGGATTGGCCGCTGTTCAAAAAGCTCTTGTAGCACTCAATTTGACTATGGTAGGCCCATTTATAGTAGGTTTGGGAATTGCTGCCGCAGCGGTAGTAGCCTTGGGTGTGGCGTTTGTCGGGTTGGTTGCATTGCGAGAATCATACATCACGGACACAAAGCGGGAAGTGCGAACCTATTATGACCTCACACGCCGATTGACGATACTGAAAGACGCATACGACAGACTTGCGGAAGCCAGAGATCAGAAGGGAATGAGCAAAAAGGCCCTCTCTATCGCGCAAATATATAAAGATGCCGGATTTGCCATACCAGAAATGGACGACGTATCTCCGGAAAAATTCGCTGCGAAAACGATAGAACGCCATCGAAAGATGATAGAGGCACTCAATAAACCGATATTTGCGCAAGGGATAATACCGGAACTCAATAAATCGAACACGGCACTTCAACCGGGTGCTACATTTTCCCCTCTGGAAGTACAAGAATCAAGTGACTGGATGGAGCAATCCTTTAGTTGGTTGGACTCCACGATTAAGAAGTTTACTGGTGCAACTGCAAGTGTAGCCTTACTCAAAAAGGGCATCATCGACTTGGGTAAGGTAATCGAGTCTACAAAGGTAGACGAGTTGGAAGAAATGTTCAAGCTCAACCCTGAACAACTGCGAAAGAACCTCTCCAAGTTTGGCATCACGTTTTCGTCTGTCCTTCAGTCAATGGCAAACACCATGACTGTGGGCATTAGTAGGGCAAAAGAACTCAAGCTGACCCTGATGGACGTGTTTCGTATGCGTAAAGTGCGTATCGGACTACGTGGCAAAGAAGACCCGGCATCGCTTCTTGGTTTCACACCAACAGCTACCCTGCAAGCCACTTTGAAACTCTACCAGGACATCGGAAAATCAGCCAGGTTCACTGGGCGCGAACACGCCCTCTGGTTGGAAAAGATCCGCGCCATCAAAGCCGAACTGAAGCCCAACCGGGAACGCCTGCTGGAAAAGGCTGGAATCACACCTGCGTCTGCACGGACGCAAACATTCAAAGACCTACTTTACGCTGGTGGTGCAGCAGGTGAAAAAGGGGAAAAGGCGCAAGTTTTCGCCGGTCTGGAAGATTTCTACCGTGAACTTGGCTTTGAGAACGAAAAACTACTTGCCAAAGTACGCGGAGCCTTAAATGCTGCCGGACTTGCAGCAGACTACAAAACCCAACTATCCGATGCGTTGTACGTGGTAAACGATAAAAAGAACGAACTGCTCGAAGGGGCCAACAAGCGTGAAGTTGCTCGGATAGAGAAACGCAAACACCTACAGCTTGAAGCTGATCGCAAAGTCATGGAAGCCAGAAACGCCCAACGTGCAGACGATATGGAACGCGACCGAAACCTGTGGACCACCACACAGCTTGCTGCCGAAAACGTCACAGATAACATGACATCGCTACAGACCAAGATGAACGAGATGATGACCAGTAACCTGACTGGTTGGACATCCGCCTACAATCAGTTCTTCGAAGGCCTGATATTCCAAAACCAAAGCATCGGCAAAAGCTTGAAAGCCCTTGTGTATAATCTCCGTGACACCGTGATACGGAGCTTCTTTCAGCAGGTGTCCGCTGGTCTCGCAGAATCCACCTTTTCTTGGATGTTCGGTACGCAAAGCCAACGATCAACTGGAATTAGCCCATTCGTAGAAGGCGCCCGTGGTGGCGTTAACGCTGGTAAATCCGCCCTCGGAAACCTCCCATGGACATGGAAAAATGAAAAAGAGCTTGAAGCATGGGATACCCGCAACTCCAGTAAAGAGGGAAGCGTGTCAGTAAACGTCTACAACGAATCCGGTATCCCAGTAGATGCTACGTCCACCAGCTTCTACAACGACGCACTCGATCAGAGAATCGTCAACATCACCCTTAACACCCTTGCCAACAGCTACGGTGCTCGCGGAATACTGGGTGAGTTTGGAATTGGCTGATGGCTACCTTTCCGTCCCTATCTGATTACGATAACATGACCGTTTATCGGGACTCCGCCACCCAAGACCTTGGCATGTCCGTAAAAACGGATTCCGGCCCGGACATCACCCGCGCCCGTAGTACCTACATGCTGTCCGCATTCACTGTCGAGCACACCGCTGTCGCCACTGCTGACAAAACCACCTTCTGGGAATTCTGGGAAGCCCGAGCGGGTTCAGCCGAATCATTCACATGGACAAACGCGGTCAACTCCGTATCGTACACTGTGCGGTTCGCCCCCGGCATACCGGAAATCAAAAGTCACGGCAGTACAGACGAGTTCTGGATCATCAAGTTCAGTCTACGGGAGGTTTGACATGCCACGCGACATCTCAGCCGACGGCATAGTTGAAAAAAACGCGGTCGCCACTGCTGGTGCCTGGATATGGCTCGTCAAACTGGAAGTCGCCAGCACCACCATTCGCATTTGCTCCAACAACGAAAATGTAGCATGGCCATACACCGGAAGCGGTACCGGGCTTGAACACGATGCAGACTTCCCAGGCTCTACAGGCAACACATGGACCGCATACCCTCTGGAACTTGGCCAACGCACAGACTCTTCCGCTGGAGAAATCCAGCAGTTCAAACTCCGCGTAGCAAACGTTGCACACCTGCTTGACACCTATCTGCACACCAACGCCGGTTGTATTGGCAACACCGTGACACTGTATCTCGTCAACTCCAAGCACCTCGATGAAACAGATGCGGAAATCGAAGTAGCATCTCAGATACTATCTGCGACCACTGGCCCATACTGGGTAGAGTTAACTCTCGGGTTTCCACACCCGCTTCGCCGATCGTTCCCACCTGACAGGTACTCAACACGCATGTGCCGCCACCTGTTCCGTGGTATCAACTGTGCATACACTGGTGCATCCGTTACCGGATTAACTAGATTCGGTTCCCCATACTCCGCGCAGACCATCCAATTAGCTTCTAGTGCCGCAGAGTTATGTGTGGGGATGTTCATCAACGTATCCGGATCGGACTCAAACGACGGGAATTACAAGGTCGCCAGCAACGCCGGGGCTAACATCTTAGTTGTTACCACTGACTACACCCTGACGAACGAGGAGACCGCTGGAGTAACCGTCAAAGCCGTCTGCGTGAAGACGTTGGACTACTGTACCAATATAATGGAGAACGAAGATGCTTTTGGCGGAAGCCCTGCATCAGAAGCAGGTTGATCCGGTACTTGGATTGCTGGGTTCCCCCTATCTACACGGGGGCAGTGATCCGAAAACCGGTATCGACTGCTGGGGTCTGGTCATGCACCTGTACCGATCCCGTGGCATCGAACTCCCCGATTACCGCAACGGTAGTATTTCCAGCATACCCGACCAATGGCACGCGGTATTGCTTATGGCCACAGACCCTGCTACACTTTATGTAGTCACCTTCAAAGGTGCGTTTTCGCATGTCGGTATCCTTTACGATGGCAAGGTCATACACAGCAGATGCCCGATCGGCGTGGTCATATCACCAATTTCCCGCATCAAACATCGATTGAAGGGGGTTTACCAGTGGATATCCTGATACACCGATTGGACACGCTATTCGATGATGCGCAAACCACGCGTACCATCCAGGTGGAAGATGGCGCATTCGTCTCCGACATAATCGAAAAAGATGAATTCGCCCTCCACCTCAACGGTGTACCGGTAAACGCCAATGGCGAACACCTACTGCTGACACCCGGTGATGAGATTATCGTCTACCGGCCACCCCACGGTGGGAACAAAGAAGGGTGGGCACTCGGACTCACCATAGCCTCGATGATCGCTGCCCCATACGCTGGTACTGGTCTCGCGATGCTGGCCGCCACCGGCAATGCTAGTAACGCAGTCGTCGGCTTCTCAGCAGCGTTCGGCACCAACGCATTTCTGGTCGGCAGTAACCTGCTCATTAATGCACTATTTGCTGCTCACCTACCAAAGAGTGAAGACGTTGATATTTACAACGCATCGGCCTACAATAGGATAGCAAATGAAGATTCACGGCTCCCAGTCATATACGGACAAGCTCTTCTGAAACCTGTTGTAAAAGACCGTTACATAGAAATCGCATCATCTACGGAAACCGCTGTTCATGTACTACTCGGACTTTCATGCCACAAAGTCCAGACCATTGGGGTTCTCGACTCTAATAGCGATCCACAAATCTGGATCAACGACACACAAATCTCCGACTTCATAACCGACGATTCAGATATTCAGACAGTCAGCTACGACGCATCAAAATTGGGCACCTACAACCAGGGAGTGGTAGATGGCTTTGCCCGCGCCTATACCAGCCATCCGCAAGGTGTAGAACTTGAGTACAATACACCAAAGGTGGTAGAACTTAATCCCACAAACATGGACTTTATACGTGTCGATGTTAGTTTCCCATACGGATTGTACGATAGTAATAACTCTGGTGATCTGAATACCAGTACATGCTTCCTGCAAATTGAGTACAAGAAACACGCGGATACGGCATGGTGGATTTGGTCACCACCGTGGGGAGCGTACCACGCTGGAATACCCATAAGAGAGTCAGCACAAAATCCACTGGTTTACGCCTACACACTCGATGTTTCCAGCGCACCGGACCAGTATGACGTGCGTGTCACGAAGAACTCAGTAGATAAGGATGGTACAGCCGGGGACGGATATACGCAGAACACGCTATACCTTCAGAACGTCTACTCCATCACAGAGGCTGATTACAGTTACCCAGGTGAGGCTTTGTTGGGTATACACGGACTTCCTGAGTCACAACTGGCTGGTCAGCAACTAAACTGCCGTGTGGTAGTAGAACGCGACGAACTAAACGTCTTCGACACAGACTGGCCGGGCTGGAAAAAGAAACCGGCAAACAATCCGGCATGGGTAGTGTACGACCTCTTATGCAATGGCTCAGTAAACCACCAATCCCTACTTGAAGATGGATCTTCCTACGGTGGGAAGGTTCCATATGCAAATCTGGACTACGACTCGTTCAACGCATGGGCGACATTCTGTACCGCCGAGGGCTTCGAGTACAATGGGGCGTTTACCCAGGAAACCAACCTCTGGTCCGCAATCATGCAAGTCTGCATGATCGGTCGCGGAATCATCCAGCAGGCCGGGCAAACCTACTTCGCCCTCATCGATGACGAGGTAGCGGACAACGACATCACACAGGTCTTCAACCGCGCCAACGTCCTTCAGGATGCCTACGCAGTCGTATGGCCTGAATCAGACGCGAAGATTTCCCGCATCCGCGCCAAATATCTCGATTCCAACTCCGATTACGACACACGAGAGTTCGAAATATCCGCCCCAGACTGGGACGATCTCGACTACTACAAGGACTCGAAGGATGTCACACTTAATGGGGTGACCAACCACGACCAGGCTTACAAACTCGCCCAGTTTCTCCTCGCTGCCAACCGATACCAGCCCCGCGTTTTCTCATGGTCGGTCGCAGCGGACGGGATCGAGTGCCAACCCGGTGACGTGGTAATGCTCTTCGACGACACCCAACAGTGGGGCACTGACGGGCGCGTAGTATCCGCCACCCAGAAATCCACCACCACCGAAGTAGTCCTTGATCGTGAGGTATCCCTTACATCAGGTGTTAAGTACGAACTACTCGTACGGCACTCGAACACAGGTGTTGTCGAAGTCGAATCATTCACCGCTGGCTCAACGGAGGACACAGACACGATCACGACCACGAAGTTCACCAACACCATAGTGGAGCTTGACCTCTTCCTCTTTGGCATGCCATCCGAGAACTATCATTTAGTACGAGTACGCTCCATTTCACAGTCTTCAAACCTCACCCACTCCGTAGAGGCCATTGAGTACAATCCGACCATATACACAACGAATCCGACCCCACCCATTACTTGGTCCACAAGGCCTAAATTTACAACGGCTGAAGCATTACTACTGACTGAGATACACCCACGGGCACTCGGACCCACCGACCCATCGGGCATAGAACTATCGTGGTCCGCACCCAATCTAGTCGGCTCTACTACGTGGCGCGTCCTCTACCGGGATCTTGATTCACAAGCCTATAACTGGCAAGGGATTTACTCCGCAGGTAACACCTACTACATCGGTGATACGATAGTAGATGCTCTCGGGTCGGGCTACCTCTGCCTACTTGAATCTCTAGGGCACGCACCATCCAGTAGCCCATCATACTGGGAACAGATATACTTCAACACCACCTTTGAAACGGCCCTCTGGTCGTCCGGCACCACATACGCAAAGGGCGATGCGGTAATATGGCATGATGGCTCCACCGACTACTACTACGCCTTTAAGTCCCGTGCAGGCAGTAACACGGACCACGAACCCTACGATTTCGACTGGTGGCAGCCGATCATCGCCTACCAGGCATCGTGGTTGGAGTTGGACGTAACCATGCAGACGCGTACACGACAATCGCGTGTACGCTTTCTCATGGATCACCGGTATGAGTTCGCCGTGCAGAATGTCCTCGATACCGGCAACGCGCAATCCCTGCAATCCGCAGCCCGCATATCCTACCGGTACACCGGTCCGACATCTGCCCCACCTGACTTGGCCTTCCAAGACGGCAACTGCTACTCGCAGAAAACCATGCGTCTCATGTGGGACACCGATGCGACCCCCGATCTATGGGCATACGAGATCCGCGACAGCGACGCTAACTGGGGAACCGACGACGATCACCTGATATACCGTGGACTATCGACAAACGTACTGTTCGATTACATCATGACGGGCACCCGGCCATCCACAATCAGCCAGACGTTTTACGGGAAACTCCGCGATCGATCAGGCAACTACTCCACCACAGCGGACTCCGTAACCGTAACGGACGCGGCACCCATACTGGTACCTCATTTAGCTGCTGCAACCGGAACAGGGGTCTCGATCGATCTGACGTGGGAGGCTATCGTCAACCCCAACAGCAACTCGAACGTCCAAGGCTACAACATCTACGCTGACGGCAGTAACCCACCGACCACCCAAGTCGGCACCGTCGGCCCGGTCACAGATATGTTCAGCTTCTCCGGCACCTCTGGAAACACCTACTACTGCCAGGTCATCGCCTACGACACCTACGGCGAGGGCACCGGCAGCGTGGTAGACTCCGCAGTCATGGGCACCGTCGGTAGTGGCAACCTTGCCGACGGGTCGATCACGAACGCAAAGCTCGCATCGTCAGGGCTGTCAGCGTCGAAGTTCACGACCGGCACGCTATCTGGTGTAACGGTAGAAACCGGAGACACCGGTCAACTTGTACGTCTGGACCAAGCTGACGCATCTCTCAAGTTCTACGGCTCGGATGACTACAGACACATACTTATTGATGGTACCACTGGTGACCATAGTTCAATACGAGTTGACGACGGTAGACTGGAAATGTATGTGCGTGGGTCTTCGCAGTATATCGACATGAAAGCATGGGGCGATGCGACAGCAGGCGCAACCTACATTGACATGCGTACTGAGTTTCCAAACGCAGGTACAAATGCCATTTTCCGGATACTGACCATCACCGGTATCTCGCCAACACCTTACGCACTACTGATACAAACCGGGTCAAGCACAAATCAAGCATACATAACAGCTTACGGTGACGCATGGTTCTCTGGCGACCTAGACGTGGTCGGCAATGCCAACATTACCGGTGACCTCAACGTTGACGGCGATACAACCTTAGATGATACCACTATCGACGGAACGCTCAGCGTGGACAAGATCGATCCGGTCTTTTACACTCACTCAGGGGATAACGATCCGGGGAATACCTCGCTGGAAGCCGACAGCGACTTCGGATCTCCGAGCAACGGAACTACTCAATATCTGGATGCCGAGGACACCGGCGTGCACAAGTATTGGAGATGTACACGAGTGAACGGGACATGGCGCAAGGAAGAATTCCCTGCGTCTACCTGATTCGGGCGCAACCGCTGCTGTACAGATCGACATGGATTGGTACGAAGAAGCAGTTTAACACCAACAGGAGACCCACATGCTACCATTTTTGCAACTCAAACGCATTTCCGAATGGGACGAAGGTACAATCGGGCTACTGTTCATCAACGGCATGCCCACCTGCTTCACACTGGAACCCAACGATCTTGAGAATGCCCAAAACGTCTCATCCATCCCCGCCCAACAGTACACCGTCACACGGCATCAGTCGCCCAAGTTCGGCGAAACTTTCCACGTCAATGACGTTCCCGACAGATCCAGCGTCCTCTTCCACTCAGGCAACGAAGAACGCCATACCCATGGCTGCATCCTTGTTGGCCAGACCCTCATGCTCGATGACGACGGCAACTGCTACGGTATCGGCAACTCCAAGGCCGCATTCCACAAATTCATGCAACTGATGAAAGACGAAAACGTATTCCGTCTCTCCATTACGGAGGTCCCCTAAGATGGAACTGTGGGAACAACTCAGCAATATGGCGCAAGGCATATTCATAGTTGCTGGGTCTGGTGGTGTTATCGGTTTGCTTTTGAAAATAAATATCGGCATCGTTCGGTTACAAGAACAAGCTGTGGCAACAAGTGTTGACATGGGTGAACTAAAACGAGCTGTCTTCGGCAACGGACAAAAGGGCCTCAAAGATCGCGTAGAAGGTGTAGAAACCCATCTGAACTCGGTATGCGAACGTGTAGAAGACATCGATAAATATGGAACACGGAATACACGGAAATAAAGTCTACCAGACTACTTGACGACGCTTATTCGCAACCATATATTCCTCTACGAACACAACGTGGAGGCCACCGACCCCTATCCCACCTCCACGGTAAGCGTGGGTCTGATGAACAGGCCCGCGTACCCACACCATTCGGAGGTTCCCATGAGGGCATTTGCACTTCGTACCAACTACATCGGCCCCGGTCTACGCCAAGTCCCACGTAACGCCCGCTGTTACATCGCCGGTCACCGCGACGGCCTACTGGTGATCGTCGTCGGTGCCACCGGAGTCACACTGGTCGGCAAACCCATCGATTTCACCACACCCACACCAACGTCAACCCGCGCGATCAAGCCGGACACCGTCAAACGAGCCACATCACCTTTCCTGCTGTTCGGCAACGTGAAAGAGGGTAACCGGTGGTACCGTGAAAACATCCTCCAAACGGAAACAGCGGAAGCACCGGTATGATGTCAACACATGAATGTCAGAAAAGCCTGCACAACGTACACACCGAGGGTGAAAAACGCGCCCCTATCGTGGACAAAGTCGTAATAGCATCCAGCGTAAACAACCTGCGAAGAAAACGTGAACGTGATCGGATAGAATACGAGAAAAGGCAGCTTCAAAACGGTGACATCATAGATAACGTTGTAGTAGAAGCAGAAACGGTCACCCACTATACCGATGGGATTGCCACCCATTTCAATCAAGTTGACGTATCCTTTTCCAGAGCTGACGGTTTACCCACATCCCACTACATCTGGTCATCCATGGCGGTAAGCAAGTGCAAAGAAGAAAACCATTACACCTTGCATTTCGAAAGCGACCTATCATGCACCGCCGTAGGCCCCATCAAGGTCAAAATTACCGAAGTCGATAAAACATGCCCATGCTGCGGCAGAGATACAGATTACTAGCCAAACGGAGGTATGACCATGCGTAAACCCATCCTCGGCACCCTTGCCAAATTACTGGCAGCGGTGTTAACAGTCATCGGCATCATCATCGGTGGCACAGTCGGCATCATCTGGGCCATGTGTACGCTGACACGCTCTTGGTTCACCTGGGAAGCCAACGGCTACCCCACCGGTAACACCCCTGATGACTACCTTGGCTTCGAGTTCCCTGTACCTCCTACCCACCGTGAGGACGAAGCAAAGTTCTACGCTGCCTTCTGGCTAGACGAAGCCCTGGGTGCCGGCAGATCCCTGGAGTTGATGACACACCCGGCCACGGTCTTCACCACCGTAAACGACAACCGTATCTTCCGTGTCCCGTCCAAACTGGAAGAACATGAAGCCATCCAACGGGCAATCTTGACCACGGACCCTGAAACCAAACAGCAGAGGTAAACATGGAATCCAACACGGTCTGCGAAAAAAACGTGATTCATGACTTTATGAACATCGCCCTCGAAGTGGCATTCCCATCGCTCTATACCACTTTGGGGGTACTGAGCACCTACGACATTAAAACCAGTAAGCGGCTCTCTATGGTATGCTACCAGCTTGGCTATTCTGAAGACATGGTTAAAAGCACCAACTGGGCATCAGCACTCGACAACCTTATCAAAGATATGAAGAAGAGAAATGATCGCTCCTCTGAAGCAAATGGTGCCATTACAATGTTGGTCCGGCTATCACTACGTATCCGTGAAACTCAGCGTGACCACATAGAATGGAAACGCAGAGAAAACGCAATCCTGCTTGACTCGTTATCCGGTTCCAAGTTAACCCTTTCAGTAAACCCAGAGGTAAAACTGTATGACACCGAAAACACACCTGGTGAACGTGTCCGTGTGGCCCCAAGGCCTTGGTAAACGCATCTGGAAAAAGTCAGTCCACGGTATCTTGGGCATATCCACCCTGACCCGAGACCAGATCTACGGGCTACTTCGGCAGAAAACCATCAAGATCACCTGGCTACCTGCACGTAAAACCAGCCTTGGCACCGACTCACAAATCAGATTCGGCCACATGGTGTCAATACCGGTCACCAACGAGGTGTGTACCGCATTATGTAAAGCGCGACTGCACCTGAGACCCGACGTGGTAATCATCAAACTGGAGACACCGGCGTGACAATGGTAACCTACAAGTCGAAAATCGGCACTCACTGGTCATGGACTATCTACTGGTCACACATAAACGGCGGCATTGAGAACCAGTCCCTCCATCTGTACGTCAGTGACTACCGTGATAAACTGGTCACCCTCACGGTCACCGCGGTACTGAACGGCAACCAAGCTGTGGAAGAATCCATGCACCACCTGCTGTCAACCATAGAGGAATCCGAGTGGGACGAGATGTTCCGTATCTGCAATCAGTGGGTCCACGACATGCACACATTCTACAGTCAGGGTAACACGGCTTACATCGATCGGTTGGCTGGCCACATGCAAGACCTTGAGTTACTGACAGCCGCCGACGAGTTACGGGCAAACCAGGTTACCCATGCCAAAACCGAGATCCACACCTACATGGGCACCGCGGGCAACACCCGGTTTACCATGCCGGGCATCGGTACCCTCGTGGACCGAAACGGCACCCCGGCATACTATCGTGAAAAGGCAGGTGCCAGATGATGACTGACTGGGAAACCCTCAGTGAGGTTAAACACATACCACCCGAGCAGTGGGAAAGTCTCGGCATCACCGGAGAGCCACCAGAAGAAGGTGTCCAGTGGGCGGACGAAGCCATACCGGTAATGTCACTTTTTCTCGAAGACCGTCCACGGAAATGCAAACTCTGCGGTAAATCGTATACCGGTACACGCTCATCCAGATACTGTTCACCCGGTTGCCAGGTGCAGGCGATCGCAAGACGAGTAGCGGAAACCGCCACGGCCTACATCTGTCTGCACTGCGGTAAAGCCTTTTTGCCCACCCAACGTAAGCGTACCGGGTTTTGCAGTCGACCATGCTACGTAGGGTATCGGAATAACGGCGACGCAGCTTGGAATACCCCGGTAAAGGCGAGCGTAAAGGAGTAACCCATGTCACAAGTGAAAAGAATCCACATACATCTCCGGATCACCATAAACTACCCGTACAACAACACACACAAAACCTTGAGGGATATCGGATTCACCTACAGCCAAATAGACACCATTATGGAACGCTCGACCACTATGCTGTTTCGCGACATGTCAACGGCAACCATGTGGGATATGTATGTGCTCCCAACACCCAAGGAGTTACACGTACTGGCCGAAAACCGCAACACTTGCACCGATAAACTGATCCCATCGTTGATTTGCGCTAAATAAGTAATGGCGAAACCAGGAGGTGACCCATGCCAACGGAAAACAACCCTGTCAACCGCACAGTCTGCGGACGCTGTGGCCAAGTCTATACCATGACTGGCGACTACCGGCATAACGTGTCACGCCTATGTCATACGTGCTGGCGTGATGCGCCCTACGTGCAAGTGGCCAGTTCAACAGAAAAGGGGGAACAAGATGAGGTGTATTCATACAGCAACGTCAACAACAACAACGAAGACATGGAGTATGTAGGCGAAAAGATCACCGTCAAAATGCACAGCAGGTCATCATCTGTCGCTATTGGTGGACATGATGGGGTCCATGAGCAACACGCATTTATCAACATGTCAGGGCGCGAAATGTGCAAGATGGCAAACGCTATCCTGGCAAAGTATACCACCAAGAAGACCCGCGATGACTGATACACGAGAGAGTGCATACGCAGAAGCCTTTAATCACCACTACCTGGTGTCGTTGCTTGCGCTGTCTGCTGAATCTATGGCAGATGATCTCAAGAGGGGTGGGTATCCGCAGGATGAAATCGACTGTGAGCGAGACCTTGCAAAAGA